AATGTTGCTATGATTGAAAAAGAACCACTAGGAGGAGCAGCACCAGGAGGTGGAGGAGCTTCAGGTGGTATGGTTCAACAAGGCTCACCAAGAGGTGAAATGATGGGAGGACGTTTTGAATTAACAGGCGGTGAAGAACCTGAGCCATTAAGAGCTTACGTTGTAACTGATGAAATGACAGATAGCCAAAACCAATTAGCAAACATAAGAAGAAGAGCAACAATTTAAAAATCAAATAAATATTAATAAAATCTATATAATACTATGCCGTGTACAAAATGTAAAGATGGAAAATATAAGTGGGGAGAGAAAGGTGCGTGTAAATACGACACCATAGAAGAGTGTGAAGAAGCCAATAAAGATTACTACGAAAAAACAACAAAGATTGTAGAGTTAGTTATCTCAGAGGAAAATGAGGAACTTGCTATTGACGCAATTAGTTTAGTATCAGCACCTGCTATTGAGCAAGATATGGTTTACTTCAATAAGGAAAAAAATAATTTAACTCTAGCCAAAGTTGATGAGGATAAGAGAATAATAGTTTCACCTGCTTTGATTCCTAATAAACAAATATTTAGATACAATCCTGAAACGGATTCTGAATACTACGTTTACTTTAGCCCTGAAACAGTTAGAAAAGCAAGTGAATTATACTTGAAACATAATAACCATCATAAAGCTACTTATCAGCATCAGGACAGAGTGTCTGGAGTTCTAACTATAGAGAGTTGGATAAAAGAGGGTGATATGGATAAGTCAAAGATGTATGGTTATGATCTTCCGAATGGAACTTGGTTCGTTAAGATGAAAATAGAAAATGACGAATTATGGGAAAAAATCAAAGAGGGTGAATTAAAAGGTTTAAGCATAGAGGGTTACTTCACTGACAAGATGGAAAATATGTCAGCTAGAAAAACAACTGACGAAGATATACTCAAAGCATTAAACGAAATATTACAAGAAAATCAAAAATCAAATAAATAAGTATTAATTCTATTATATTAAAAAACGAATACCATGGATTTAAAAGAACAAATATTAGTAGCATTAGGTCTTAACAAAGACGAAGATGAAATCAAATTAGGGTGGCAAGCTAAAACCGAAGACGGTACAATTTTAGTTTCTACATCAGATGAGTTAGAAAACGGAGTTGACATTTCAGTATTAACAGAAGACGGAACTACAATTCCTTTACCTATAGGAACTTATAAGACAGAAACAGGAATCAATCTAAAAGTTGAGGAAGAGGGTGTTGTTTCTGAAGTTATGGGTAAAGAAACTGAAAAAGAAGATGATATGGCTGAAGAGTTAAAAAAAGAAGATGAAGACGATAACTATGAAGATGAGGAAGCTGATGTAGCAGATTGGAAAGGTATGGAGAAAAGAATTAAAAACCTTGAAGACGCTATCGCTGACCTAAAAAAAGAAATAGGAGAAACAGGAGATGTAGAAGAAATGTCAGAAGCAACTGAAGAACCATCTACAAACCCTAAAACAATCAAGACGACTGAAGTTGTTGAATTTACGGCTGAAGAAGTTGAAGCAATAAAAGCTGAAAACAAAAAATTGAAAACGGAATTAGCAGAAACTCCTGCTGACAACCCAATCAACACAAATAAATTCAGCTCAGAAAGAAGAACATTAAGCAGAAAAGATTACAATAAACTTTCAAGAAGAGAAAGATTCTTGTATAATTTAAATAATTAATAAATAACAAATAAAAAAGAAAGATTATGGCATTTACTACGACAAGTAATTACGCAGGTAAAGCAGCAGGATTCTACATATCGGCAGCTTTAAAAGAAGCGACTTCATTGGATTTTTTAACAATGATTGAAAACATTAAGTATAAGTCTAATATCCAACGTATGGCAGGATCATCGGTTGTTGCAGACGCAACTTGTGATTTCACAGACGCAGGTAATTTAGACCTTACTGAAAAGGTTTTAGAACCTAAAAATTTACAAATCAATTTAGACCTTTGTAAAAAGACTCTACTTGATTCTTGGGAAGCAGCTCAAATGAGAGCAGGTGCAGGTGCACCACCTCCTGCAAGTTTTGATGACTATGTAATATCTTACATGGGAGAAATTATAGCACAAGCAACAGAAGAGAGCATTTGGGAAGGAACTGCGGTAGCAGGGAAATTCAATGGATTCTTAGGTGCTGCAACAGGTTTATTACTTCCAGGTGTTGACGCAACAGTTATTCAGTCTTCAGCATCAGCAGCATATACGGCGGCAAATATTATAGCAAACTTACAGACATTGACTAAAGATATGGCTGATAATATTTCTCCAATATTAAGAAAAGAAGATTTACATATTTACATGAATCCTAAGACTTACGCTTACTATGTATCAGCGGTGTCTACATTAGGTTATGTAAACGCATATAACATGAACGGTGATTATGAGCCTGTATTTGAGGGTTACAAAATTGCAGTATGTCCAGGTATGGCGGATAACCAAGTTATAGCAGCAGAGAAATCTAACTTATTCTTCGGGACTGATCTATTATCAGACATGACTAGAATTACTTTGATGGATATGGCTCAGTTAGATGGTTCAGATAACATGAGATTAGTAGCAAGATATTCAGCAGGTGTTCAAACAGGAGTAGGAGCTGACATTGTTAGACAATCATAAAACAAATTGAAAGTAAGGGCGTAAAAACCCTTACTCTCTTAACCTTTAAAAAAATAAAATTATGGCATGTACCGCATTAACGAAAGGTAGAGGACTTGATTGTAATAGAATCGCAGGGGGTGTAAAGAACGTGTATTTTTCAGTTTACTCAGATTTTGGAGATACTGATTGGTCTTATGACGGCTCAAACCCACAAGAAATAGACGCAATTGATTGGAATAGTAAAAGTATATACAAGTATGTAATGCCTTTGGGTGTTGCTTCTGTTACTGATACTATTACAGGCTCTACAGAAAATGGCACAATATTTTACACACCAACTGTAAATATTATGCTTAACAAATTAACAAAAGAAGATCAAAATCAAATTAAATTATTAGGACAAACTAAAGTAAGAATGCTAGTAGAATTGAATCAAAAATTGACTAGTGGACACGATGCAATCTTATGTTTAGGATTTGAAAATGGATTAGACCTAAATACAGGTTCAGCAGATACAGGAGCAGCATTTGGAGATCGTAATGGCTATACTCTTACCTTTACAGGCATGGAGTCTAGACCTATGGCTTTCTTAGAAGACTATACTACTTCTATATTTGATAATTCAGGGTTCACAAATAAGGGAACTCCGTTTGTAGTTTCTACTTAAGATAATTTGTAGTTTTCATATATATTCTGAGGAGGGCAGCTTATGGCTGCTCTTTTCTTTAAATATTGGTAAAGGTGTTACGGCTTGTACGTATCTAGACAACTAGCGTTTACCATTACATTAAGGTGGCTTCGGTCACCTTTTTGTTGTAAATAAGCAAATAAAAAGGTATGTTTTCTATTATATACTATGATACAAGCAATCACAAAAACTAATTTGACTACTTTTATTCAAACAGAAGATAACAGAATAGACACCACAGTTGATTCAAGCATGGTAAGACACTTAGTTAAATTCATAAATGATTTAGACAAATCAGTTCAATATGCTTATTCTACAGTCCATGATATTAAAGATAGATATACTAAATTTGTTTTTGATTATAACGCCACTCCTGATGTATATACAGGGAGGGTTAATTTTTTACCATCAGGTTCTTGGAAATATGAAATTTATGAAGTAGTATGGACAGGAGCGGTAGCAATAAGTGCAGGAAACGCACCTGTAACCGAAGATGATCTTTTACCTGCAGGTCCAACTCATGGAATTGTTAAGGGCTTGGTAACAAAAGGAAAGATGAATGTATCAGAAAAATCAGGAACAGAACAAGTAAAATATACACAACACACCGAACCATCAGGAACGAATTACATTTGGTACGGACAATAAAATAAAATATTAAAAAATTGAATTATGCCTATAGAAAACAATAATGAATTACTAAGAGAACAACTAGGAAAACACAGATGCGATGTTATAGCAACAACCGCTATGACAGGAAAAAATTATTACGCAGTTCATTTTCCAGTAACATCAGTTATATCAAGTATATCAGCAAATAATGTTACAGGAGCAACAGGTAGTGCAATATCTAACCTACAGACTACAATACCTGCAGGAACAACTATCTTTTTGAATGTTACTGCAATTACTTTGACAAGTGGTGTTGCGTTATGTTATTATGAAGATATACTGTAATGTTAGGATTACTACAAGGATCAACACTAGAAACCAATAGAAAAGACTTTGACACTTTTTCTTTACTATTTAATGGTACAGATGAAAGTGTTACAATAGACGCCGTAGCATCATCTATGAGTGGAGCAGCAGGAAGTGTGTCATTGTGGGCAAAGTTATCTACAGTATCAAGTACAGGAAATATCTTCAGAGCTAAAGTTGATTCTAATAACTATGTAAATATACTTTACCATGCATCATCTAATGAACTTAGGTTTGCTTACAAAGCAGGAGGAACTAACAAAACCGCAGTTACAACTGAAGCAATAGAGGGTGATGGAAATTGGCATCATATTGGAGCAACTTGGAATGCATCAGAAGATGAAATGAAATTGTATTTAGATGGACAATTAAAAGCCACGACCACAGGTCTAGGAACTTTTAGTGGAACAATGTCAGAAGCTGACTTAGGTCAAAACCTTACAGGAGGTGGGTTCTACAAAGGATATATAAGTAACGTAGCGGTGTTTACTAATACTCTAAGTTTAGCAAATATGCAGTTTATACAAAACAGGTCAAACGCAGTTGCTACACGCTTTTACCCTATGGACATATCTAATATGGCAAGTTTAGTTGGGTATTATAGGTTGGAATCAGGTTCAGGAACAACCGCTTTGGATAGTAGTGGTAACGCAAAAAATGGTACTTTAGTAAATACACCAACATGGTCAACAGTAACACCAACAAACAATTAAAATGAAATACGTAACAATATTAGCAGAACAAGTAGCGAACATAGATTTTAACCAAGTGCTAGAAACATCTGAAGAAACTTTAAGATATAACAACGATAGAAGTTTAGCTTTGTTAAAATTTGAAGGAAACACTCCTAGCTTTTTAGAGGGTAAAACAACTTATGACTATGAACAAATCATGGAAATTTTAGACAGTCCTGATTGGACACAAGAAGACTAATTATGAAAGATAATATTTTATCAATAAATTTAGAAACAAGCACCGCACCTGTGGTGCAAGAAGTAAGAGGTAAAGATTACATAGAATACGGAACAGAAGATTGGAAGAACTTATATCCACAATTCTTGATAGACCTTTACTATTCTAGTAGTATTTCGGCAGCTATAATAAACGCTACGGCAGAAATGATTTCAGGTGAAAACCTAATCATAGAAGATGAAGAAGATAGAGATACAGAGGCTAGAGTTAAGCTTCAAAATTTTATGAATAGAGCCAACGGAGGAGAAAGTTTACACGAAGTAATTAAAAAAATTGCTTTTGACTTTAAACTACAAGGTGCTTTTGCTTTGAATATTGTGTGGTCAAAAGACAGAACACAAATCGCTGAAATCTATCATATACCTGTAGAAAAGATTAGAGCAGAAAAACCTGATGAATTTGGTAAGGTAAACGCTTATTATATTTCATCTGATTGGTCTAACACTAGAATACACAAACCATACAGAGTACCTGCTTTTAACGTAAACGACAGAACATCTCCTAACCAAGTTTTGTATTCAGGTCTTTACAGTCCTAATATGAATGTATACCACACGCCTGATTACGTTAGTTGTAACAATTGGGCATTAATAGATTCTAGAGTTTCTGAGTTTCATCTTAACAATATTTCATCAGGATTTAGTGGTTCATTCATGATTAGCTTTGCTAACGGAATACCAACACAAGAAGAGAGATTTCAAATAGAACAAAGTCTTACCGATAAGTTTTGTTCAGAAAAAAATAGTGGAAAATTTGTGTTGACTTTTAGTGATGACAAAACTAGAGTTCCTGAAATTAATTCTATAAGTCCATCTGACTTAGATAAACAATATTTAGCACTACAAGAATTATTGACGCAGAACATACTTTCAGGGCATAGATGCACATCTCCTATGCTGATGGGTATAAAGTCCGACACAGGGCTTGGAAACAACGCTGACGAGCTTAATTCAGCAGCGAACTTCTACCTTAATACTGTAGTAAAACCATTCCAAGATCAAATCGTTAAAGTTCTTAGAAAAATATTCATAGTAAATAACATGGATATGCCTGTAAATTTTGTTCAGCTTAAACCAATTACTCTAGACTTTACAAGCCAAGATTTGAAAGCGGTTATGACTCAATCTGAAATAAGAGAGGAGTTAGGGTTACCACCATTAGAAGAAGATGTAGAGGTAAGAGAAGATCTAGCCAAAGTAGGCAGTATGGTTACCGATGGTGTTGAGTTGCCTTTATTTGATAGTATAGAAGAAGCTGAAGCAGAAGCGAAAAAAATGGGTTGTAGTGGTTACCACGAGCATAAACAAGACGGCAAGACCTATTATATGCCATGTGAATCTCATGATCAAATAACTAGCTTGAAATCATGTAATTGTAAGTTAAGTGAAAACACAAAGTTGCAAAAATTTATACACGAATTTGGTGAGGATATTTCTGAAGATTGGGAAATGATTGAAGAAGAAGTTGTTGATGGAGAGCATTTAAATTTTGATTTTGAAAAAGAATTAAATACCATTACTAACGAAAAAATAGAATTAGCTAGAACACCAACGGCAAGACCTAATGCTAGAAGCGAACAAGATGGTGTAAATAAATCTTTTAATGATTATTACAAAGTAAGATACGTTTACACAACAGATGACTTCTTAACTAATAAATCAGGAACTAGTAGAGAATTTTGTCAATTGATGATAGCTTCAGATAAAATTTATCGTAAAGAAGATTTAGTAAACGCAAATAGTCAAGATTTGAATCCTGGATTTGGACATAAGGGATATGATTATTTAGAGGGAGTAGATGGTTCTTATAGTTTATTTTTATACAAAGGAGGTCCCCAATGCCGACACTATTGGTTAAGAAGAATCTATAAAACTTCTTTAAGAAACGCAAAACAACCAATCAAAGACGCAGAAGTTATTTCCTACACAAAAGCTATGAGCGAGGGGTTCACAGTTAAAAGGAATGACAGGTTGGTGGCTATACCACCGCAAAGAATGAAAGATCACGGATATTATCCTGAATAAAAAAATAAGAAAATGGCATACGTATTATTCATATCAGAAGCAAAATTAAAAGATTCAACGGCTATCAATCTAAATGTAGATATTGATTTGCTCTTACCGTATGTAAGACAGGCACAGAAACTGTATGTTGAAACTAAATTAGGAACAGATTTGACGCAGAAGCTAAAAGACGAAATCACGGCAGGAACCTTAGCAGGTGCGTACAAAACTTTGGTAGACGACTATATCGGTGATATGTTGCCGAATTGGGCGTTCTACCATGCCGTTCCCTTTCTTAGGTTTAAGATAGAAAATGGTAACATCTATAGTAAAACATCTGAAACAGGTACCGCACTAACGACTGAAGAAGCACAACACCTAAGAGAAGAGGTTAGAAATACCGCAGAATATTACACAGAAAGAATGATAGATTACGTTAGAAATAATCTTCCTAGCTTTCCTGAATATAATACTAATAGCGGTTCAGATGTTTCACCTGATAGTAACGCTTACTACAACGGAATGAATTTAGAACGACCAATGCAAAGAGGTACGAAACTAACTTTAAGAGATTTTTTAACACCTGATTTGACATAATGAAAAAACACTACAAGCCCAAACAAATAAATGTAACGAAGCTAAAATCCTACTTGGATAAAAAGCCAAAAAAAACAAACAATGAAAGAAATACAAGACAGTATACAGGTAGGACTAGCTAATGGTTCTGCGATTGGTTTATCAATAGTTGAAGCGAATGAATACTTAACATTCATCTCACTAAGTCTAGCCATCGCTTTTACTATATATAAATTTTTTATCTATGAAAAAAAGAAAGCTGAATAGTACAAATCCTAAATGGAAAAAAGATGATAAAGATATTCCTAAATTTCGTAAGGAGTTTGTTCAAGAAGTTAAAGGAGTCAAAATTTACAAACTATACTACACCTGATTTGGATTACCGAATTAACCTTTTATTAATAAGGGATACACATACTGATACATCTACAATAGGTAAGCTCTATCTTAACGGAGAATATATGTGCGACACTTTAGAGAATCCGTGGATGAATAACGAAAGAAACATATCTTGTATTCCTGCAGGTCAATATGATGTTCGGCTAAGATTAGCTAGAGAAAGTGCAACTAGAGATTATTTACATCTATTAGTGCAAGAAGTACCGAACAGAAGCTACATACTCTTTCATATAGGCAACACACCTAAAGACACGCAAGGTTGCGTTCTAGTTGGTTTAACTCGTGAACATGACTTTGTTGGTAACTCAAGATTAGCGATGGATTTACTAATGAAAGAAATCATTAGATTAGGCGGAGAAGAAATAAATTTAATAATCAAAAATAATTAATCATGAAAAATTGGATAACAAACGTAGTTCTTGGACAGATACTACACTCAAAGAAGTTCATTTACGCAGTAACAGGAATAGTCGTTCCATTCCTTATGAGTAAATTTGGATGGGCTCCTGAAGTAGCAGAAACAGTATGGCAAACATTCTTAGTATTAATATTAGGACAAGGAGTTGCAGACATCAATAAAAAATAATCGTTTTAGATTAAAACCACACGAGATAGTCGCCTTACAAAAAATGAGAGAAAAAGAAATCCGTAACGTATTAGTTATCGGTGACTTACACGAACCTTTTTGTTTGGACGATTATCTTACATGGTGTTTAGAGCAGTATAAAAATTATAACTGCACGGAAGTTGTATTCATAGGAGATGTGATTGACAACCATTTTTCTAGTTACCACGAAACATCTGCTGATGGTATGGGTGGTGCTGATGAACTAGAATTTGCTATAAAAAGAATAGCAAGGTGGAGAGAAGCGTTTCCAATAGCTACGGTAATAATCGGTAATCATGACCGCATAATAATGCGTAAAGCACAAACATCAGCAATCCCAAGTAAATGGATAAAATCATATAAAGAAGTATTAGAAGTTCCTGAATGGAATTTTGTTGAAAGATATGAAAAAGATGGTGTTCAATATATACATGGGGAGGGCGGTACGGCTAGAACCAAGTGTCGTGCTGACATGATGAATACAGTTCAAGGGCATTTACATACACAATGCTACACAGAACACTATGTAGGAAAGAAATTTAGAGTTTTTGGAACTCAGGTGGGATGCGGAATTAATCACAAATCATATGCGATGGCGTATGCTAAGTATGGAAAAAGACCTGCAGTTGGTTGTGCCGTTATCTTAAACAATGGCGAAACGCCTTTAAACCTTTTAATGCCACTATAATGAATCACAGACATCAAATCATAATGTATCTTCTTATTATCATTATTGTAATGGCTCTCGCTATCTAGTAGAGTCATACTTATTAACATATTTTTATTTATATTTTTGTTTATAAATTTGTTTATATCAAATATTTTTTATATCTTTGTTGTATACAAAGGGGGAAAAGAGAAAAAACAGAGAGAACTCCCAGCAACCAAACGGTTAGCTCACCAACGGACAGACCAAAACCCCCTTTAAATTAACAAGGTGTGTAATGGTAATAGTTTAAAAAACTATGATACACTTAATAAGAGAAAAAACAATAGCATACCAAACTCTTGCCTTATTATATTAACTAAAAATATGAAAACCATGACAAATCAAGAAAGAAAACAACAAATATTACAAGCATTAGAATTAATAATAGAGGCACAAAGTTTAGTAGAAGAAGCAGTAAGCGGAACAAGGCAAGAAGCACATTTCAATGCTTACGGACAATATGGACTTCAACAACTTTTAGGAAACGGAAACCGTTACGACAGTAGTTTAGAAAACTTAATTGAAGAACTAGAGTATGACCAATATTAAATCAATAATTATTAACTAAAAATATGAAAACTATGAAATATCTAAGCAATTATATGGAAGAAAAGCAAACAAAACTATTTGAAGAAACAGGCACATTCTTTGCGTTTAGCAATAAACAATATAAAGAAAAAGCTAAAAAAGATGTCAAATATATTAACATGGGTAACGGTATGATTACTGAAAAACCTAATGTAGAGAAACTTATTAATGGATTAGATCTTATATATAAAGAATCAATACAAGAGGATATACAAGAAAACGGAAAGGACGCTATTATATTAAGAGAGTTAGAAAACCATGAATGTTTTTATGTAGGAAACATAGAAGAAGCAGTAAGAAAATTAGAGGATTATCCATTTACAGAAGATGATATTTCACATATATATCAAAAAAATTATTCAAGAATTACAGAAAATTATTAATTAAAATATGAAAACCATGTACTCAGAATTTAGACTATTAAACGCAATCAACACAAAGGAAGCAATCAAAGCAATAAACCATGTTTTAGAGCATAACCCTTTGTTCTTAAACAAAGTAACCAATACATTATTAATTATCTTAAAATCATTAAAAGAAGAAGAAAGAGAATGGTTACTTGAAAAAACACCTGATGAAACTATCAAAGACTTATATATTGAAATTAAAGATAAATATTATGAGTTCCAAGATGTTACAAGATATAAACTTAAATTAAAATAATATGAAACTAATATGCAAAAACTATACATTTTATACAAATGGTACAGTATTGAATCGTGTCAAATATGATAGGCGTACTAGAATGACAGAGGGTTTGCCTGAATATATTGAACCACAAATAAAAATATTTGGAACTTTAGAACAAGTACAAAAAGCATTTGATGAATATGAAAGGGCTACAGGGCTAAACTTAAATGAAAAATTCACAATAAGAGTAGAGCCAAAGTACCACGAAGATGGTGAGTTAAATTATCATTATAAAAGTGAAAAAGAAAATGAAAGAACCAAAAGATTCTTACAATCATTACATAAAGAATATAAGGAAAACGGTAATAAAACTATAATAATATGAAAGAAGAATACAAAAAGATGACAAAAAAAGAATTATTAGATGTGATAGATAGTTATGGTTTAAGAACCATGAAAATAGAGAGCTATCAAGTATATAAAGATAGAGTACTTTTAGGGGGTACAGATCAAGAAGATGGACACTATTTTACAGTAGAGTGGGATTCTTATGATTTTTTAAATTGGATTGATACTGAGCATATTAACCATATTAAAGATGAACTAATTGAATACCTTAAAGAAAAATAATTATATTTAGCCAATTACTAACACTAAAAAAAACAATATGAAAACAATTAAAATCAGAGGAAACGATTACGTAGAAGTAAATACAAGAATCAAACATTTTAGAGAACATTACAAAGATTGGTCAATGTCTACAGAATTTGTAGAACTAACAGACAATAGATGTGTAATGAAAACAACAATTAAAAACCCTGATGACAGAATAATATCTACAGGAATAGCATACGAAATACTAGGTAGTAGTAACGTAAACAAAACATCATTCATAGAAAACTGTGAAACATCTGCAAACGGAAGAGCATTAGGAAACTTAGGAATTGGTATAGATGATTCTATAGCAAGTGCGGAAGAAGTTGAACACGCTATTATTCAATCACAACAAAAACCAAAACCGAAACCAAAATTATCAGACGCTAAATTTCAACAAATGATTATCGCTATTGGTCAGGGCAAGATAAAAGTTGTAAAAGAAAGAATGACTAATTATAAATTAAACGAAAGACAAGATAGAGAATTAAGTAGAATTATTAACGAAGCAGAGATTGCTTCACAAACTAAATAAAATGAAAAAATATAAAGTAAAAAACATCAAAGAACTTGTTTACTATGGAGATGAACAACACATGGAAAGACTCTCAGGTGAATTAACATTAGTAAAAAAATACACCAAAGACAATAATGATTTTTGTATAGTAAAATCAATTGATGATTATGAATACAGAATTATAGAAACTAACTTAGAATTAATTAAAAAAACTAAAAAAAATGGAAATAAAAGGAAAACTAATTAAGAAACTAGATACAGAAAAAGGAACTACAAAAGCAGGTAAAGAATGGCAGAAACATTCTTTTATCTTTGAACAAGATGATAAATTCAATACAGAAATATGTGTAAATGTTTTTGGTGATTTAACAAAAGATATTAAGTTAAAATTATTCCAAGACCTAGTTATTGGAGAAGAATATAAAGTGTATGTCAATATATCATCAAAAGAATTTAATGGTAAATACTATACTAATATAAATGGTTGGAATGTTGTACCGTTAGGACTAGCTGATGCGGTGAATATGGTAGATAAAAATAATAAAAATAAAGTAGACTTACCTTTCTAATATGACAGAAGAAGACAACTTCAGAAACCTGTGTAATCTTACAACTAGATTACTCGGGTTGCCTGACAACTCACTTTCATTAAAAAGCAGGAAACAGTATTTACAAATAGCTAGATCAATAGCAGCAGTAATAACTAGACAAGAACATGGTACGCATAGAAAAATAATTGGTAAAGTTCTTAATAGAGATAGAAGTCTTATTTATCATTATGAAAAAAACCATAAAGGAAACTACGCTACGTGGGAAATATATAGAGAAACATTTAACAAAGTTTACACTGCTTACAAAAATTTATCTGACTCTAAAGAAACATTTTTAGAGGGGAGTGCTTTGAAAAGATACTTGCTAAAAAATGGAGTGAAAGAACAATTTGATCCCCAAGTTTTAATAGAGGTAAAAAGCGGAGAAGCTACTTGTTTGATTAAAACATCTTACTTTGATTTTTCTAATCAATTAAATAATATTAAATTAGCTCTTAATAAACACCATTATTCAATACAAATAATATGAAACACTTGCTTAGTAGTACATCATTTTTAATTTTAAATAAATATCTAGCCAAACAAATAGGATTAAAAGCAGCGGTACTACTAGGCGATTTGATTAGTAAAGAAGAATACTTTATATCAAACGGTATGACTGATGGTTGGTTTTTTAATACAGAAGCTAACATACAAGAAGACACCACTTTAAATTCATATCATCAAAGAAAAGCGGTTAAAGTTCTTAAGGGTTTAAATTTTATAGATGTTAAAAGAAAAGGTATACCTGCTAAACAGTATTTTAAAATAAATGAAGAACAAGTCCTTAAATTTTTAAACAACTTGTCCGCTAAAAATTATACAACTATTAATAATAATAATTCAATAATAATAAATAATAAATATTTTAAAAAGCCAAAATTGATTGAGGTAAAAATTTATTGTATAGAAAGACAAAACAATGTTGAGTTTGAAGCGTTCTATGATTTTTATGAATCTAAGAATTGGATGGTTGGTAAAAACAAAATGAAAGATTGGAAAGCTGCGGTACGTAATTGGGAACGTAGAGAAACAAAAAAGAATACCACATCTAAACTACAGAAACAATTAAACACCCACAACAAAGCAAAAGAAATGATTAATAAAATAAATAATAAATGATAAAAAATATATCAATAGAAGAACTAAGAACACACTCTGTAGACATATTGAGCAAAACCTTTTTAGAATTAAGACAATCAAATGTAACAGAACAAGACCTAGTTTCTTTGAGTATGATTTTAGCAGATGATTTACAAAGAGATTTTAAAACTTTAGAAATCAAAGACATACAAGAAGCATTCCGTAGAGGAACAAGGGAAACGGATTTGTTTGTTGTCAAGCCACAAACTTGGTACAAGTGGATTAAAACATACAGGAATTTATTATGGTCAGCAGAGTATGAAGTTAGAACAATGAACAGAAACCCAAAGGAAGTTCCTTTTTATAAAGATGGTCAAAAACTAATTAAATAATGGAAACAATAATAGCAATTTTATTTATACTAATAATTATATATATTAACTTAATAGATTAAAACATGAAAACAAAAGAGAAAGTATTTTATTGGTTATCTAAAGATGAAAGTCTAAGAGATAACGACAACAAACTAATCGCAAAAATTTGGGATAAAGAACTAGAAAAACTCGGTATTCATTGGGATGTTCGTAAACATTTTTTGAACATATTTTCTGTAGGAGCATTGACACCGCATACAACAATTAGCAGAATGCGTAGGCAGGTTCAACAACAAAATAAAGAACTAAGAGGTAAAACTTATAAAGGAAGACAAACAACTATGCAGAAGAAATGGCTAGATGATTTAGGGTATGAAACCAATAAGTAAACTCAAGAAAGAACTTGACAAATGGTTTAGTCTTTATATTAGATTAAGATTTGCAACTGATGAGGGGTTGGCTCAATGTTATACTTGCGGTAAGGTGGATCATTACAAAAGATTACAATGCGGTCATTTCATGTCAAGGAGATTTCATTCAACTCGTTGGAGCGAATTAAATTGTCAGGTACAATGCGTTAAATGTAATATGTATGGACAGGGCGAACAGTTTAAGTTCGGCATCAATTTAGACGCAAATTATGGAGAGGGAACCGCTGAAGAACTACAGTATGAAGCAAGAAAAATAGTCAAATATACTAGAGTAGATTACGTTGAACAAATAGGTTATTACAAATCTATTGTTGAAAACTTAAAAAAAGACAAAGGATTAGAGTAATTATTTTTCTAATATTTGTGTATGCAGAAACCTATATATGCAAATCACAAGCACAAAACAATTATAGAAGCATACATATCTATGTGTAAAGACTTTGCAAAAGAAGCAGCTCCTAAGAAATTTGAAAGCTATTTAGAAATACTAGACATCATTATAGAATATCATAACAACTATGGAAGCGGAGCGAAAGAGAATAATTATTGGGATTGGCTAATGATTATACCAATCAATTTATCTGTGATGACGAATGGTTTTTTTGCAGGAATAGAAACAAAAAGAAACGCACCAACAATTAGAACGTATAGAACTTTACTAAATGAAATGGTAATAGACTTAGTAACACAAATAGACAAGATAGAACCTGTAGATGACTGATATATATATTGAAATATCAAAACTATCAGATGATTTCAAAGAAATGTGTTACGGATTAACACAGGACAAAAACGAAATAGACGAAGCGGTTCAAGAATTAATGCTCTATTTTTTACAGATGAACCCACAAACCTTGAAAGATATATATGAAAAAGACGGAACATTAGGAATAATTAAGTACGGAGCGGTGGCATTAAAGCGTTCTCTAACAAGTAAAAGAAGCAACTATTATTATAAATACAAAAAATATTATACACATCTTGACAGGTTTAGGTATTACTCTAGTAGCACTATTGATGAGAATAATCCCAATTTTTATGATAATTATAATTACAATAAAGATTTATCTAACTTGCCTGAAAAAAAATTAGATGATTACCAATGGAAAAAGCTAGAACAAATAGACAAAGAACTTGACAAAATGAATTGGTATGATAAAAAAATATTTGAATTATATTATTACGAGGGAAACACTCTAGACAGTTTAGCTAAAAAAACTAAGATAAGTCGTAACAGTTTGTTTACAACTATAGATAAAGTGCGTGACATATTAAAAAAAGAATTGAATGAATAGATTTTTTACAAGTAAAGAAGTCTATGAAGATAGAATAGCTATTTGTAAAGATTGTGTTTACTATTTTAAACCAACAGGTCAATGTAAGCGGTGTCTTTGTTTCATGAAAATAAAAGCAAGACTTGCTCCTATGTCATGTCCTCAAAAATATTGGGATAAAACAACAGACGTAGAAGAGCCTGAAGATTTACCAATTGAATTGATAAATGAAATACTAAATTTGTGGGATGATATTAAAACAGGAAAAGCAAAAAACACAAAAGCAAAAGCAAAGATGATAGACTTATATAATACAATTTATGGAACAAGCTATAAAAACCACACGAACTGCGGTTCTTGTATTTCAAGTTGTTTTGATGGGATAAAAAAACTCTATAAAAAATATAAATAAAATGGAAAATAATTATAAAAAAAATCCTCAACCTGAATATTACATTGGTAAGGTATATGGATATACTGTAAAAGATATTGTAGATGATTTTAATTTAGGTTCGTGGACATCACAAGCGGTTCAATATATTTTAAGGTCAGGTAAGAAACAAGAGAACACCGCCGAACAAGATATACAAAAAGCTATTAACGTATTACATTTTGAATTAGATAGATTAAAAAATGGCACTGTATAAATGTAAATGCGGTAAAGAAGAAAAACACTTTGGTAAAGTAACTATCGTTCACAGGGGTGGTAAGTGGGTTGCAAAAGAAGCCGTATGTAGTTGTGGTAAATACATGGATAGCGAACCTGAAGAGGGAATGCCAAAACTAATAAGAACAGAACCAACCCTAAGCAAAAAAAGAGATATGCTTTGGGATGGAGCCAAAGAAAAAATGATAGGCGAAAGAGGAGTAAACGAACCATTTGACTAAGAGGGGGGTTTAACCAATATAATACTAACAGAGCGGTTATACTTTGTATAGGTTAGTTCCCTCCCTCTAAAATTAAATTATGAGAAAGCCAAACAGAACAAAAAAACAAATGCAAAAATTGACAAAGGATGTTATTGAATTTTACTTTAACAATCCACACGCCAACGGATCAAAATATATGCAAGAAAAATTTGATGTCGGCGAAGTTATGTTAAGAAAGATACTTACAAAAGAATTAGAAAGAAGATTTGAAAATAGCATAGCTAGAAAATTTATAAATAAAAACCAATAAAATCTATTATATACTATGAAATTAAAAATAAACAAAATCAAATCAAATGTTTCAAATCCTAGAATCATTAAAGAACCTAAGTTTAAAAAGCTAGTACAAAGCATAAAAGACTTTCCTGAAATGTTAGAGTTAAGACCAATAGTTATTGATGAAAACAATTTAATACTAGGAGGTAACATGAGATACAAAGCGTGTATTGAAGCAGGACTGAAAGAAGTTCCTGTAAAGATTGCTAAAGGATTAACAGTAGAACAGAAGCAAGAGTTCATTGTTAAAGATAATGTAGGGTTCGGTGAGTGGGATTGGAATATTTTGGCTAATGAATGGGATAATGTTAAGTTAGGGGAATGGGGTATGGATGTATGGCAGCCTGAACAAGAAGTAGACTATTCTGTTCTTGATGACATAGACTTAGGCAACACACTAGAAGACAAAACAGACTCTGTGCTTAGGTCTATACAGATAGAGTTCAAACCCGAACATTATGAAGAAGCATTTGAATTAATTAATCAAGCTAGAAAAGATGGTCATGATGTTGGTTTAATAACTTTAAATGCTTTTAAAAAATGAAAATAGCAATACCTTCTTACAACCGACCAAAGCTTTTACAAGAAACTATACAAAGATTGAAGGGTTATGGATTCAAAGAAACGCCTGATTTGTTTTTATCTAATCAAGAGCAATTAGAAATATACAAGGATATAAATTGCAATAAGATTGTAACTAACACAAACGGAATACAAGCTAAAAGAAATTTTATCTATTCATATTATGAAACAGGGGATTATGTAGTTTGCTTTGATGATTCATATACAGGTATGAAAATAAAAAAAGGAAATAAACTAGAAGAATTCAATTATGTAAAAGAACTTACAAAAATTGGTTACCAAGAGATGAAGAAGCATCATACTTGTATGTATGGAATTAATATATCGGAAAACCCTTTCTTTATGAAAAGTAAAATACAATTCGGTAATTACGCAATATGTGCAAAGTTTCACGGATTTATAAAACAACGACAACCATTTTTCAATTCAACAAATCCAACAGGATTATGCGAAGACCAAGAATCTTCAATGAGAGTTACTTCAAGGTTTGGGGGTGTATTAAGGTTTTCAGGCATAACATTTGATAAACCGAAATACGGTAAGGTAGAAGGGGGAATACAAAGTTATTATACAACAACAGAAAGAAAGGATTTGGAAAAAAAAGGTAATATAATTTTAAGTAAAATGTTCCCTGACTTATGTTCTTTAAAAGACACAGGAATAGGATTAAGATATAAAAGAGTATGAAACATAATGTATATGTAATATCAGCAGGGAGATATGATAAACTTCCATTTAACGAAGAACAAAAGAAGAAATATATCTTTTGCGTTAAGAATGGTGAAGGAGAGTTGTACAAAGAGAATGGTTGCTTGAATGTTTATGAAACAGGAAACCTAATGGATAGCAGAAACTACGCACTAGAACACGCTTTTAAACAAAAAAAGATATGCGTACAGTTAAGTGATGATATAAAAAAAGTAGTAGTCAATAAGAACTTTGGTAGCCCTGATAAAGTAGAACTTGACTTTGCTATTGAAGATATAGTTAAAAGGTTCAATGGAGTGAAAGGAGTTAAGTTATTAGGAATACCACCGACAGACAATTACTTCTTTGCCAATAAAATTGTAAGTGTTAATACTTTTTGTATTGGAGATATGTTATTTGTAAAACCTTCAGACATTAGGTTTGATACTCAGCTCACTCTTAAAGAAGATTACGACTTTACTTTACAACACAGGGAGAGGGGAGATGTTATAAGGTATCAGAAATACTTATTTACTTTTGAGCATTATTCAAACAAAGGTGGAGCAGTTGATGTTAGAGATGATAAGGAAGAACAGAAAAACATAAGAATACTAAAATCAAAGTGGGGAGATAAGGTAAGATTAAATTCTAAACGCAAAAATGAAATACTAATATGAAAAAAATTAAATTACAAAAAGTAGAACACCAAGCAAAGATAGGAAAGGATTGTCCATACATAGAACCCAATGTTAAAGATGATTGCTTACTAGAGCTTGATGGTGAAATAATTGGCTTTTATATTAAAGATGTATCTAAGTATAGTGAAAAGTTAAAAGCATTAATCACCATAGCCAACAAAGAGTTCAGAAGTAAAAACGTTCATAAGACACCAATGGACAGATCAAATGTTTTAGCCATACAACAAGCTAATCCAGGAATGACAAGGTCAGAAGCTAGAGCATTAGGAACAAGTCAGATGTCAGCTATATTAGGAAGCATACCACCAAAGCCACAGTTCAAAAGAAACTATCCAACAATATCTTCCGTACATAAGAACGAAAAATCACAAACATTTATCAAAGCAATGTGGGCAGCTTGTTTGGAATGTGAAAAAATAATAAAAGAAATTACACCACACCTATATGAAAGGCAAGTAGAGTTATTTAAAGACATTAAAAAAGAATGGAAGTTTGGAACACTTTATACAGGAAGTATTTCTAATTTTAATATATCAGCACCATTCCACAGAGATACAGGTAACATCGTGGGAACAGTAAATACCATATTAACAAAAAGAAACAACGCTAACGGAGGTTGCTTAAATGTTCCTGACTATAATGTTACATTTGAACAAGCTGATAATTCTATGTTAGTTTATCCTGCTTGGAAGAACGTACACGGAGTAACACCAATAAAACCAATCAGCAAAGATGGGTATAGAAATAGTTTAATATTCTATCCATTGAAAGCATTTAAAGGAATATAACATGGACAAAAGTAGACATATAAAAAAGGAAGCCATGCTTAAAGCGTTGGAGAGTAGTTTAGGTGTAGTTACTGTGGCTT